TTGAGAGATACAGGTATTAAGACAAAAGTGATTAAAGAATACCTACCGGTTATCAATAAGCTCGTTAATCAGTACTTACAGACTCTTGATTTCTTTGTACATTTTAATCTAGATGAATCATTTCAAGAAACAATACGTAGTCGCCATCGTGATTCATTTACATATGATTCGTTTTCTGAAGGTGAGAAGCAGCGTATCGATTTGGCATTACTATTTGCTTGGCGTCAGATTGCTAAGATGAAGAACTCTGTAGCCACAAACCTATTAATACTTGATGAAACATTTGATAGTTCACTCGATCATGATGGCGTAGAAAATCTCATGAAGATCTTGAATACACTTGACACGGACACGAATGTATTTGTTATATCACATAAGGGTGAGATACTAGACGGCAGATTCAAAGATAAGATCGAATTTAGTAAGAAGAAAAACTTTAGTACAGCTGAAATTAACAGTGTACAAGAAGTTTAAACTGTGATATAATATATTTAATAATAAAGGAATCATAATGAATATATCTGAAAATACAATGCAAATATTAAAGAACTATAGTTCTATTAATCCTAATTTTATTGCACGCAAAGGCAATACGATTACTACAATATCAGAAGCAAAGAATATACTATCTTCTTGTTCTGTTGAAGAGGAGTTCGAACAAGATGTGGGTATCTACGATCTAAATGAGTTTCTCAGTGTATTATCACTTGTTGAGCAGCCTAAACTTTCGATGGAAGAAAAATGGGTTATGATAAGTGATCAAACCGGTCGGTCTAAGATAAAGTATTTCTTTACTGATCCTGAAATGTTAACCTCCCCAACAGAAAAGATGATACAAAATGCTAGCTCCATGGATAATTTTGACATTAGTTTTACCCTTGATAATGACACTTTAAATAGGATAAAACGTGCATCTGCTGCTCTTGGCAGTACAAGCATGAAAGTAGAAACAAAAGATACAGGTGGTGTGGTATTAAAGGTATTTGATACTGAAAATCCTACATCTAATACATTTTCTATTGATGTGCCTGGTCAAGGCCAAGGAGAAGGTACACATATTATTAATATAAGTAACCTTAAGATCGTTCCAGGAGATTACGATGTGAAGATTTCAAACAAAAATATCTCCAATTTTATACACAAAGAAAAACCTATTCAATATTGGATTGCGCTTGAAAAATAAGGGAAAGAAAATGAATAAGAAAATAAACACAGTTGACGACCAAATTCAAGTTGATATGGCTGAAAAGGGTATGACCGATATAGAAGCACATAATATTTTAAATCCTATCACAGATCTTGCTAATCGAAGTGCTCGTAGTACTATAGCAGTCATTGATACTGTTGTACAACGTGGTGGTTTTAGAGGTGAAGAGCTTTCTACTATTGGCCAACTCAGAGATCAATGCGTACAGATTGTAGCACTTGCTGAGACTGAAATACAGAATATGGCACAAGAATAGGTGTACAACTGTTCCGATATATGATATAATATGATTAAACTACTTGAAAATGGAACTGAATGAAAAACTTTATCTGGGTCGAGAAATATCGACCAATGACAGTATCAGATACTATACTCCCTGCGAGTCTAAAAACTACTTTTAAAAACATGCTTGCTACCGGTGAACTGCAGAATATGCTCTTCACTGGCACCGCAGGTCTTGGCAAGACTACTATTGCCAAAGCATTATGCCGTGAGCTAGGACTTGATTATATTGTAATTAATGGTTCTGAAGAAGGTAATATCGATACACTCAGGGGCAAAATCAAACAGTTTGCATCTACTGTATCTCTTGAAGGTGGCAAAAAGGTTATCATACTTGATGAAGCTGATTACCTCAATCCACAGTCGACTCAACCCGCACTGCGTGGCTTCATAGAACAATTCAGTGATAACTGTAGATTTATTCTGACTTGTAACTTTAAGAACCGTATCATTGAACCACTTCATTCACGATGTGGTGTATACGAATTTAATACAACAAAGAAACAAATGGCAGGACTTGCTGGTCAGTTTATGACAAGACTTGAACAGATACTTGCTGCAGAACAAGTAACTGCTGATAAGGCTTTACTTGCTGAAGTTATAATGAAATACTTGCCTGATTGGCGCAGAGTCATTAATGAATGCCAACGATTTAGTATCAATGGCAAATTAGATACTAGTATTATAAATACAAGTGACCATAACCAATATAATGACTTACTGAAACATCTAAAGAACAAAGATTTTAAAAAGATGCGTGCATGGGTAGTAAATAACATTGATGTAGATGCATCTGCTATATTCCGTGGCATATATGACCGTATGGTAGATAGTGTACAACCTACAAGTATTCCACAACTCGTGTTGATACTTGCTGACTATCAATATAAGAATGCATTTGTAGCTGACCATGAACTTAATATTGTTGCATGCATGACTGAAGTAATGTCTAACGTGGAGTTTAAATAATGATAGTATTCGATAATATAGTTGAAATCATATTATATACGCAAGATAGGTGTGGATACTGTGTACTTCTAAAGAACAAACTGACTGAATGGGGTTATTCTTACACTGAAAAGAATATCATGTATGATGCCGAAGCAAAAAAATTCATAAAAGAAGAGGGCCATAAAACTGTTCCACAGCTATACTACAATAGCAGTGACATGTTAAAAGGCGACTCCGTGTATCTCACAAGAGAAATACTGGTTGAACGAATAGCCAATAGGCTAACCGAAGAATGGCCATAAAGGCCGTATAAATAACATTCTGATATATTAACAAAGGACAAGTTTAATGACTGAAGAAACAGCTAAAACCAAAGAAACTATGACAATTAATGGTGTGCAGTATATTGTTGAAGATATGACACCAGAGCAACAATACATGATACGACAGCTCAAAGATCTACAGCAAAAAACTGAAAGTACTCGTTTTGCACTAGATCAATGTCAAGTTGCGGCAAAAGCCTTTACTGCGGGTTTAATCAAAAGCTTGGAGCCAGCAGAACCTGAAGCGCCAGCCGCTGAAGCTGCTCCAGCCGCAAAACTAGATGGTGCAGCTGCAAGCGCAGCCTTTGACAAAGCTACATAGAGTATGAACCCGTTTGAGTATGTAAACTCAATCAATATGACTAAAAAGGATCTAATGGTCGACGACATAGCTGAAAAAGGTTATGCTCCGTTTATGATCAATAGATCCTTGTCATACTTTAATGATACTGTTCTCATGGCAAATGAGATGAATATGCACCACCACCTGGATAATAAGTTACAATACTCGTTTCTTATAAATATAGTCAGGAAGCGAAAGCGCTTTTCGAAATGGAACAAACCTGAACTAGAAAATGATATCGACGTGGTTAAAGAATATTATGGCTATAGCAACGAAAAGGCTCGCCAAGTTCTCCCCCTACTTACATCTTCTCAGATCTCAGAGTTAAAGATAAAGGTGAACAAAGGTGGAACAGGAAGAAAAAAATGACATAGAGTGGACTCCGGCTACGATGCTTGAGATTACTTTGAATGAACCAGATGACTTTTTAAAAGTCAGAGAAACACTTACACGTATAGGTGTTGCTTCCAGAAGAGATAAAAAACTATTTCAATCTTGTCATATATTACATAAACAAGGTCGATATTTCATTGTACATTTTAAAGAATTATTCTTATTAGATGGAAAGAAATCTAACTTTGAGTTAAATGATCTCGAAAGACGTAATACGATTGCTACACTACTAAGCGATTGGGGTCTGATAGCGTTGGTCAAACGAGAGCCGTTAAGTTGTGCTCCGCTCAGACAGATTAAGATTATTCCGTTTAAAGAGAAAGAACAATGGGAATTGTGTCCCAAATATAATATAGGAAATACTAGACAAAATACACAATAAAAAGTTTTGTCTGTATAAATACCAGCGACGTGCAGAATAATCTGGCGTCATTAATCTTGCTTGCTTATAAAGGAGATACACATGACAGGCATACACGCAATCTTTCCCCGATCATCATTTGTTGGTTTTGACCATTTATTTAAAGAATTGGATCATACCACAAGACACGCAAATGATCACTATCCTCCACACAATATACTAAAGATAGATGAGAATCAATATCTTATCGAACTTGCTGTGGCAGGTTTTAGTCAAGATGAATTAGAAGTTGATATCAAAGAACGGACATTAACGGTTAAAGGGGAACACCCAAGCAAAGGTCGCGAATACATACATCGTGGAATATCCACGAAGAAGTTCAAACGCACCTTTAGGCTGTCAGAATATGTAGAAGTACACGGAGCAGATCTAGTGGATGGAGTTCTAGCGATTGATTTGAAGATCGTCATCCCAGAAGAAATGCGTCCTCGTAAAATCACAATTGGTCAAAACGAGGATAACCAAAATGCAAAATATACTGACACACGGCAACAGCTTAATGAGCNCCGTAAGTGAAATAGCTAAAAAAATGTGGGCCCAACATCTTGTCAATCAAGAACGTAGAGCTTCATATTATGTGCTAAGATCTATGAATGATACACAACTAAGAGATATCGGAGTAAGTCGCTGCGATATCAGACGAAGAGTGTTTGATATTCATAACTAAAAATAGATGGTAGGCTATCTTGGCCTATCATCATTTATTTTACCATAATCGCAAATAAGTGTTTACATATATACTAAACTGTGATATAATAATATTATCACAGGAGATTATATGAGTTTTTATACATCAGTTGTAAAGCTAGGTAATTCTATTCTCTATCGAGGATATAATGATCATGGCGTTCAAATACAACATAAGTACAAGTTTCAACCTACATTCTATGTTCCGACAAGAGAGAAATCAGACTGGAAGGGTCTTGATGGTACTCCGGTAGGACCTATGCAATTCGATGATATGAAATCTGCAAAGGATTTCTATGATAGAATGAAAAATACTGATGGCACTAGGATATACGGTAACGAACGATTTGTGCAACAATTCATTACAGATAAGTTTCCACAAGATATAACATTTAAGAAACGACTTGTCAATATCGTTAATCTTGATATCGAAGTTGCATCTGACGAAGGTTTCCCACATCCTGATCAAGCAGACTATCCTATCATTTCTATTGCTCTGAAGAGCAGTAAGAGTGATGTATATCATGTATGGGGATTAGGCGACTATAACGTAGATCCAAATGGTCCGCTTATTCAATACAGAAAATGTAATAGTGAAGAAGCTTTGCTGGTTAGTTTCCTTAAATTCTGGACAAGTGATTACCCTGACGTTATTACTGGTTGGAATGTTCGGTTCTTTGATATGCCATATATCATTAATCGTATCGGTAAACTTGGTGAGTTTTCTGCAGCAAAGAAACTATCTCCATGGAACTGGTTACGTGACGGCACGGTCAAAGCCTTAATCGGTGGATCTCAAAACTATTATGAGATATATGGTATACAAATCATTGACTATTTACAAACATTCAAGAAGCTCGGTTATTCATATGGCCCACAAGAGTCTTATAGACTCGATCATATTGCATATGTTGTTGTAGGTGAAAAGAAACTATCATACGAAGAACATGGTAATCTACATGGATTATATAAAGATGATCATCAAAAGTTTATCGACTATAACATCAAAGATGTGCAGTTAGTTGAGCGTATAGATGAGAAGATGGGTCTTATTGAACTTGTTATGACGATGGCATATAAAGGCGGTGTTAACTATACAGATGTAATGGGTACGACTGCAATATGGGATTCAATCATATATCGTGAATTAAATAAACAGAAGATAGCTATACCTCCTAATGAAGAGAAGTTTAAAGGTAAATATCCTGGTGGTTATGTTAAAGATCCACATGTAGGATCACATGACTGGGTTGTATCATTTGATTTAAACAGCCTATATCCAAATCTTATTGTACAATATAATATGTCACCTGAAACTCTTTTAAATAGTGTCCAAGGCGATGTATGTATTGCTGCGAATGGTGCTGCATTCACAAAGAAGTTTCAAGGTATGCTGCCACGTATTATTATCAGTTATTCTGATGAACGTAAAGCGATTAAGAAAGATATGCTTAAAGCTATACAAAAGTCTCAAGGCAATATGACCAAAGAAAATGAACGTGAAATCAACCGTCTTGAGAACAGACAGATGGCAATTAAGATCTTACTTAACTCATTGTATGGTGCACTCGGCAATAAGTACTTTCGTTATTTTAATCAGTCTGTAGCCGAAGCTATTACTATATCTGGCCAATTATCTATTCTAACCGCAGAAAAAGCTATGAATTCAGAGATGAATAAGGTAATGAAAACAGATAAAGATTATGTTATTGCTATTGATACTGATTCATTATATGTTAACTTTGGTCCGCTTGTTAATAAGCTTAAACCAAAAGACGTCGTTAAAACACTTGATACAATATGTAATGATCATTTTACAAA